GCCGTGCTGGCCGGGACAAGTGTCATCGTCAGCGCCGGTGCCTGGTCACCGTTGCCGTCGGTTAAATCCTCAACCGAATAGAGCGTGCCGTAGGTGGCATCGGCGCCGGTGAACGTCTTGCCGTCGAAGGCGATGACGCCCGACCCGGTGAGAAGGCGGATCGTGTGCGACGGTAGCACGATCTCGACGGCGCCGAAGACGGTCGGATTGCTGCCGGCGAGCGCTGCGTCGAGCGCCGGGTCCATTGCGGTCATCGGATCAGGCCCGCTCGGTGATCGTAATCGACGCCGGCGTCGCCTTGGCGATCGCGAGCTCGACGTCGACGCTGTTCCCGCTCAACGCGCCCTCGATATAGGGTTGCGCGAATTCGCAGACCGCTGCGTCGTTCGGCGAGATCCGGAGCATCGGGCAGATCGGGATTTCGGCAATGCCGTCGCCCGCGACGACGACGTCGGCCGTCGTGTGGTGAAGATAGCGCTGGCCCGCGAAGATGATGCTGAAGAACTTGCCGTCCACAACCGCCATACCCGGCGTCAGGCCACTGATGCTCAGTGAGGACCCCTGTTGGCCGGCGCCGTTCACTACCGGGGTTCCGTAATCGACCGCCGGAATTCCCGGCTCCGGGAACGGAAATAGCGCACCCATGGTCTTGGCCTGGCGTAGGGCCGACATGAGGATTCGGCCGTCGGGTTCGGGCCGCAGCCGCGGATAGACGATCACCAGCGAGAAGCGGTTGCCGATCCGGTTCACCCGCTGGGATGGACCGCCGCCCGGCGGCGTCAGATCGACACCGAAATCGATCAGCTTGGGCGTGGCTGTCTGTGGCAGCCGTGGCTGCGGGAGCAGGATCGAATTGGACATGGTGCTCTACCGGCTGCCGAGGCGACGCCGCGCGGCGCGCTTCTGGTTGGACTGCGCGAGCTGGGCGCCGCTCGCGGCGATACGCGGCGCCGACGCCTGCAACTGGCTACCCGAGATGCTCGAGACCTTGGCGTCGAAATAGTCGTTGGCCTGGACCTGCACGACGACCTTCGACGTGTCGTTCGCCGCACCCAGCATCCGGCGCGTGTCGGCCGCGTTGGTGACTGTCGACCCGCGCGGCAGATTGAGCACCTCCGGGCCGTTCTCGCCGACCTCGGCCACGCCCCCCGGCGCGTAATCTGTGCCGGCGGCGAAATGCGCGATCGATCCCCTGACGTCGACCGGGGAGACGGCCAGCGAACTGAGGTCGGTCAGGCCGGGCGCCGGGCTCGACAACGAATCCACATTGACGCCGCCGCCGAACAGCTTGCTGAACACGCCGCCGATGCTGCCAATCGTCGGATTGCTTTCACCGAACAGCATATTCTTCAGCGGGTTGATCGCGGCGAGCTTGATCAGCTCCTCCTCGATATCGCCGAGTACCTTCTTCGCCATGTCGCCGAAGCTCGACCAGTTCGAAGGGTTGAGCACGGTGTCGATGAAATTGTCGCCGAACTGCTGAACCTCGGCCCACGCCGCCGTCTGCTGTTGGACATGCGCCTTGAGCTGATCGACAGCGGCCACGCCGGCGAGATCGGTCTTGGCCTGGTCACTGGCGAGGTTTACGCCGGCGGCGCGCAGCTGCTGTTCGGTCTTCAGCTTGTCGAGCACCAGATCCTGCTGTGCCGCGCTCTTGCCGATCAGCCCGATCTGGGCTTGCAGCTGCTCGGACTGATCGCGCTGCGAATTCGCGGCGTCGCCGAACAACTTGGCCTGGTCGGTGGCCTGCTGCTGGCGCGCTACATCGACGGCGCTGTTGACCAAGCCGGTGCGCTTCGGATTATCGGGTGCCAGATCCGGGTAGCGCTGCGCCGCATCGCGCTCAGCCGCGCGACGGGCCAGCTCGATCCTGGCGGCGCTCGACTGGTCGCCGGCCAACGATGCCTGGTCGCGGAGGCCGCCGATCGTATTGTCGTTGGCGAATGTCGCCTGCACGGCCGCAACCTCTTCCTGCGCGGTGTGGTTTTCCCTCAACGCGGCCGTCATCGCTTTCACGGCAGCCGTCGCCGCCTCAACCTGATCGGCCTGCGCATTGGTCTGCGCGATCAGCAGCGGGCGCAGCTTGGTCTCGTCGCTGAGCGCATCGTTCATGGCGGCGACGCCCAGCGCGCCGCTCGAGACGGCGGCGAGCACGTCCTGCCGGGCTTTCGTCTCGTCGCGCATCTGCGCAGTCTGCTTGTCGCCGTCTTTGATCGCGTTGGCGACGTTCAACGCCTGCTGGCGCGCATATTGCTCGTCGACCGAGATGCCAGCCTTGGTGGCGTCGGCCGCGGCCTTCTGGCGCGCTTCGGCGTCGGCGCCGGCGGCGCTGCTCTGCAGATAGGCGGCGCCGGCCTGCAGCGCGGCCGCAGCGTTGGCGCGCATCGCGTCGGCTTCACGCGCGAGTGTCTCGGCGTGCTTCGAACCGGAATTCGCGGCGTCGATGCGGGCCTTGGTGCCTTTCGCCTCGGCCTCCGCCTCAGACTGAGCGGCCGTGATCAGCTTGCCGCTGTTTTCGATCCGCGCCTTCTGGGCATTCAGCTCGGCGATCTTCGCAGGGTTGCCCTTCGAGCCGGCGATCTGCGCGTCGAGCTGGGCGAGTTCGACCTGCTTCTGCCCTGCCGGCAGATAGGACTGGACGGCGTGAGTATATTCGTCCTGTTTCTCCTTCAGCTGGGCGAGCTGCGAAGCGGTGAGGGCGGCACGCTCGGCCGTGTTGCCGAGGACGGCGTTGATTTGCGACAGTGACGCCGTGAGCTTGCTCTGCTCGGTATCCTGACCGCCGGCGCCGATACCTACGCTCTTGAGGACATCCTGCACCTGCTTGTTGACCGCTGCATTGCCATTGCCTGGCGCGGCCGGCGTCGCCTTCTTCTGGAACAGCCAATCGAAATCGTAGCCGCTGCCGCCGAGCGCGGCGTCGGCCGCAGACAATCCGCCCTGGCCGTATTTCGAGAAGAATGCTCCGGCGGAGTTGAATGCGCGATCGGCAGCGCTCTTGATGTTGTCCCAGGCAAGGGCGAGGCCGGTCGCGTGGCTCGCCGCGCCATCGAACGCGCGGTTGAGGTCGTTCAGCAGTTCGCGCTGCGCGCCGAGCTGGTCACCCTCTTCAGCAAGCTTCGCGATGTGCTCGACCTGCGCCTGATTGAGGGCGCCATATTTCGAAGCCATCTCTTCGGCGCCGGCGACAGTGTCTCCGAACGCAGCCGCGAGCTGCTGCTGGGCGGCCTTGGCGTCCTGGCCGGTCGCGGCAGCGAAATCCTGCGTGATGGCGGTGAGACCGACCAGCACATCGCCTGATTTCGCAACCTGCAGATAGCCGGCCTCGATGTCTCGAGCGCTCGAGATTCTGATATTACCGGCCTTTGCCGCGGCTTCCGCATTCGCCTCGAGCTGATCGGCGTTCTCGCCGAGTACGGCGCCGGCGCCCTGCGAGATCTGCGCAAGCTTGTCGACGGCCGCGTCATATGAATACCAGGCAGCCGCGCCGACGCCCAGCACAACGGCGAGCGCGCCGATTCCGACGGTCACGGGCGTGATTAGCCCGCGGACCTTCGCCAGGCCGCCGGCGACACCGCCGTCATCCATGGCCAGGATATTACCGATATCGCCGGCCTGCATCATGAAAGAGCGGCCGGGCGACATGCCGGCGAGCAGGCTGTCGGCGAACCTGTGGACGGCGCCTTCGGCAATCAGCATTTGCGTGCTGTTGAGCGCGAGCAGGCCATTGCTTTCCTCGAGGCCGCGCCGCGCACGGGCTAGCGTCGCCTCCGAATTGGCGACGGCGGCGTCATACTCGGCCTCGCTGATCGCACCGCGCTTCAGCAGGTTGCTGCTGACGGTGATCTCGTCATCATAACGCTTCTGGGCGGTGTAGAGCGGATCGATCGCCGCGCGCAGCGCCTCGACCTGACGCGCCTGCTGGGCCTGTGCGGCTGCGAAGGCCGCGACATGCGCGTCGGGCTCGCTGCCGGTGATGCGGGCGGGACTTGCCTGTTCCGCGGCCGCGCGCTGCGCACGCTGCAGGGCTGCGGCCGACAAATCCACCGCTTTCGCGTATTCGGCCTCGCTGATGGCGCCAGTCTTCAGCAGGCTTGTCGAGGTGTCGAGTTCGGCGTCGTAACGCTTCTGGGCGGTGTAGAGCGGATCGATCGCCGCGCGCAGCGCCTCGACCTGACGCGCCTGCTGGGCCAATAGCACCGTAAATTCGGCCGCCGTTGCATTTTGGCTGCCATCATACCCCGTTCCGACCGATTGATTAACCGACGCCTGGACAGGCGATGGAATGAGCGCCTGCACGCGCTGAGCGGCGCGCGTCTGGCGATCGATCGCAGCCTGCACGTCATCGCTCGCCTTGCTGTACGACGCGACCAGCCTCTTGGCGCTTGCGTCGCCCGACTCCGCGATCGAGGCGAAATCTGCCTTGACCTGGGCGGACCCATCCGTGGCGAGACGGATCGATACGTTGCGATCTGCCATCGTCACTCCTCCTCGTCAGTCTGGTCGTGATGGGCGGCCAGGATGGCGTGTTCGGCATCCGGCAACAGTTCGGCGAGCAGGTCGGCATCGGCGCCGCGCGCCTGGCCGACCGTCATCACCGCTCCGAAATCGAGCGCGAACGGTGTGCCGAGGCCGCCGACGCGCAGTTGCGAGCCACAGCCGGCGATCACTTCGAAGACGAGTTCGCCTTCTTCCGTCGCGGTTTCGTGGACGACGTAGGGACACTCGGCGCATCGCCGCCCGCTTCCTGCGTCGCAGGAGAGGTGACAATATCGGCCGCCGCCATCGCCACCGCCGAAGTGCCATTCGACGAGGCTGCGGAGACGTTTTTTTCCCGATCCCTGTCGATCCAGGGCGAAACGTAATGGAGGTGAGCGGCCTCGAATGTGTCGGCGTTGGCGATGAACAGCTCGACGCTCTCCGGCGTCACCGCCAGCGCATTGCCTTCCGCATCGCCGATGCCCTCCCATTCGACGATGCCGCGCCGCATGAACGTGCAGGAGAGCGCATCCAGCGCTTCCTGCCAATCGGCACCATGCTCCTGGAGCGAAAGGCCGCACGCCTCGCGCGCCGCCCGCACGGCCTTGCGGCCGATCGGCTCGAACCGAACGCGGACGCCCGGTAGCAGGAACGGGCGCGGATCTTCTGGATCGGTGCTGACGATGGCCCCAAGCCATCCCGAGGGGAGCGCGCCGAGCTTAAGCATAAACCGTGACATCGTTGGTCAGCACCACCGTCACGCTCGCCGCGCTCGCGCCGCTCGCCTGCCAGTTGAACTGCGCCTGGATTCCCTTCGGCCCGGTAATCGGACGCTTGGCCTTGGGGAGAAAAACCCTCGGCACGTTGAAGATCAGGCTGTGCAGACCATTGGTCCAGCCGAACGACAGCGCGCAGGGCGTCTGGTTCGCCGCGGCGTTCATCAGGATCTCGTCCTTGAAGCGCACGGTGATCGAGCCGGACATCATGACCATACCCGGATCGCTGTCCTCGATGCGCCCGTCGGCCTTGATGGTCTCTACCGGGTCGAGGTTGTTCGAGAAGGTGAAGTCAGCTTGCACCACCGAACCGAGGACGGCGCCATCCTTGGTGATGGCGCCGGTGGCCTGCGCGAACCGCGTGACCGCCTTGGCCGTCGGCGTGCCGGCGGCGCTGATGGTAGCCTGTGCCGATTCGCCGATCGCGATCAGGCTGCAAGTCGCACTCAGCAGGCCCGACCGGCTGAGCGAGATCTTCAGCTGATTGAGGCGCGCGCCGTAATTGATACTGTAGGCGGGCACCTCGGGCGCGCCGATCTCGATCGACATGCTTGGCAGCGAGGCTGCGCCGGACGTGAAGGTATGAACCTCTTCGCCGGCCGATCCGGTGGTGCTGACGGGCGCGCCGAAGGCGAGCTTGAGCCAATACCAGAAATTGCGCACATCGACCGGCACGACGATATCGCCCGCGTTGGTGATGACGTCGGGCACGGGGTCCTGCGGCTCGCGGCCGAGCCCGATCAAATCCGACGTGATCAGCGGTTGCTCCTCGCCCAGCGAATGGGTGGAGAGCGGGACGGAGAAGAAGCCGGTGACAGGCGTCGTGCCGACCGTCGTTTCGAAGGCGGCCGCCACTTTGGCGTTCGCGCCCAATGCCCTGCCCATGACGAAATCTCCTTATAGCGGCTGGGAAGTCGAGTAGATTGCGGTGAAGACCGCCGGCGCGACGCGGATCACCACTGCACCGTCCGTCTCGTCGTCGAAATTGTCGGGAGCCGTCGCGTCGAGGAAATCGACCGCGCCGCCGAGAAAACGGTTGGCAACGACAGCGGTGGAGACGGCCGCCAGCATGGAGACGATCACTTCCGCCCCGGTCTGCGTGTCCGACGCCGGCGCCTCGAACGTGGCCGCAATCTGGTGGGCGTAATTGTAGGTGAGCGGCGAGAGATCGATCTCCGGCGTGCCGGGATTGCCCAGTTCCACGGTGACGCGGCCGTTCGGACCGATGCGGGCGGGCGCTGCGTCTCCGCCGTCGAGCCCGATCACCTCGGCGCCCGGAAGGGCGGCGGCGATCAGCGCCTTCAGCGCGATCGCGACGTCGAGAGCCTTGTTCATCCGCGCATTCCCTCGTTGAGGCGGCCGACGAAATCGTCGGCGCCGGCGTTCGCGGCTGCATCGAGGTCGAGCGCAGCAGGCAGCGTCACACTGGTGGCGAGCACGAACATCAGCACGAGCTCGGCCGCGTCGCCGTGCGCGCGCCGCCCCTTGCGGACACGCCGGCGCGCGCCGCGCTTGGTCAGCGCGCGGTCCTGGGGCAGCAGCGCCAGCTTGCGACCGCCCTTGCCCTGCAGGATCACAAAATCGTCGGCGCCGAAGCTCTCGAGCACCTCCTCGGGCGTCATCTTCTTGGTCGACGTTGCGCGGCCAGCGCCAGGTGCGCGCGGCACGTTGCGCGTCGGTATCCAGAGATACTTGTGATCGCCCAGCGGGCGGATCGTGGCGCCCCGAGAAAATGCGTCGACAATCTCCGGCGCGGCCGACCAGGCGTAGCCGGCCGGGTTGAGCGCGTTTCCACTGCCCGGATAGGTCTCCGCCCGCCAAGTGTTGGCGAGACGCTGGCCGAGGCCGGCGCCCGTGATCTGATCGCGCAGCACGCTCTTCAGCGTGGTGGTCGCGCCGCGCATCGCGTCGGTGATGACGCCGGCGAGATGGCTTTCCGAGCCCTGGATAGCCTCGGCGAGACCGTCAATCGAGACCTTTGGCCCCATCAGATCGCCTCGGCTGGGCAGCTCCACGTCATGCCCTCGACGTCGAGGATCGGATCACCGTTGACCCGCAAGGTCACGGCCGACCCCATCACCGGATCTGTCAGCACCACCATGTCGCCCCGCGCCGGCAGCGCGACGTCGATTCTGCGGACGTCGAAATGGTTCGTATCGGCCACGCGCCGCTCGCCCCGCGCGCCGGCATCGACGCTGCCCTGCTCCCAGATGAGCCTGAGCGGAAGGGGCGCGCCGGCGACAGGCGTGTAGATCGCCGCGACGGAACCGGGCGCGCTGAACAGCGCGCCCAACGCCGCGGCGAACGGATCGATCACGATCAGGGCACCGTGACGCCGTTGAGGCGCAGGCGCACCGTAGCGTCGGCGCCGGCGGCCGCCACGATCGCGCCGCCGATGAGGTGGTTGTTGGCGGCCGTGCTGGTGGCGACCTTGTTGGCGTCGTCCCAATAGACGAGGTCGCCGGCCGAGAAGGTGTCGCCGGCATGCTTGGCCAGGTTGAAGCAATCCTCGGTGACGACGGCTACGAGCGCGCCCTGGGCGGCGTCCATTTGCGCGACGCCGAAGATGTGCCCAACGAGCATGCCGCCGCCGGACGCAACCGCGTAGGGGGCGACGAGCGTCAGCACGTCGTCCTTCTGAACGAAATTCTTCATCGAAGGTCTCCCGAAACGACGACGGGCGGCACTCAGGCCGCCCGCGTTAGGTCATGATAGGTGCTGAAGGATCAGCTGTGCGGGACGGAGTAGAGGCCGCGCCAGTCGATCGCCTTGGCGCCGAAGACGAGGCGCGCCTTGATGTCGACGCCGTCGACCTCGAAGCCCTGCCGCTGCTCGATCATCACGCCTTCGGCACCGGCGAGATACGCATATTCGATCGTGTCGATCGCGATCGCGTTCGGGTCGGCGGCCATGAACCAGCGGTCATCGATGATCCGGGGCTCGACCGTCACGCTGAGCGAGCGGTTGTATTCCGGGTTGATGTCCGTGTTTTTCGTCGCGACATAGTTTGCCGAGGTGTACTGATTGGCGAGGCCTTCGTTGACCGCGCCGACGACCAGGTTGGCCGGTACGACCGAGAGCGGCCGACCCTTCGGCGCCTTCTGGGTGCGCATCGCGAGACGGCCGGCGCCGAGCGAGGCGATGCTGATCGCAGCGGTCGCAGCGGCGAGATTGCCGTGCGCGGCGCTGAACAGCGGATTGCCGTCCGCCATGTTCGGATTGCCGGTCAGGATCGCATAGACGATGTCGCTCTCGATCTGGGAGGCTTCCTGGCCCATCGCCGTCGGCAGGCGGTCGAAGGCGCTGAGATCGTCGTTGATGATCGTCTCCCAGCTGAGCGAGATGATCTGGCCCCACTTGCCGACCAGATACTGCTCCGCGGAATCGCCGATCGTCGCATATTGGTATTCGCCGCCCTGCGCGACCGGCTGCATCTGCGAAATGTCCGACAGCGCGACGCGGCTGACCGGCCGGAAGTCGGGCACGGACGCCTGCCGGCAGAAGGCCGGAAAGGTCTTCGGCGCGAGCTCGTAGGCGCGGCGCAACGTCCGGCCGACGGTGTTACCGAGGATCGCCGGGAAGTCGCTGGTGGTGTGCAGGCCGGCGTTAACCGGGCCGCGGTGGCGGAACGCGGCCTGGGCGACCTCGACATCGTTCAGCATGCGCGTGTTGATGCCGGTGGAGTCGAGCCAGTCGCGCGCCAGCACGATCAGTCTGCGGCCCGCGAAGGCGCGCGAATCCTCGTTGAGCTGGTTGCGCGGATTGGCGCGGTTGAGGATCGCGATCGACATCGCCTCGGCGCGCGCGGCGAACTGCGCGGCCGGGATCGTGGCCGGGCCGAAATTGGTGATCGTCGGCGCGTTCGTGGCGATATGGTCGATGATGCGCGTTCGCGCGACGTCGATCGAGACGCCCTCGTTCACCAGCATGTCGGCGAATGCGGCGTCGATGCGCGCGCGCGTCACCTCGGCGCGGATTGTGCTCGCGCGCGCACGCTCCGCAACGATGGCCGCGGCCGCGGCGGTCGATGCGGCGGTGTTGGCCGCGTTTGTGATATCGGCGGCGGTGATGCCGACGGCCGTGATGACTTCTGCGGACGTGATTTCGGCCGCCGTGGTGCCCTCGGGCATGGCTTTCTCCTTCGGAGGTTGGATGACGGCGGCTGCCGCCGGGCTTCTCTTCGCAATCGCGATGAGCGGATGATCGGGCGCCTTGCGGAACCCGAATGCGGTGATGTCGCAGGCCGCCATTCGCATCGAGACGCCGATGGCGGTGATGAAATCGAGGTTGAGCGCTTCCTCGGCGGTCATCCAGGTCTCGGCCGCCAGCATCGCGTTGAGCGCGCCAGCGTCGAGCCCAGTGCGGGCGGCATAGATGCTGACGATCTGGTCGCGGATTTTGTCGAGCCGATCCGCGGCCGAGCGCATCGCCGGGGCGTCACCGTAGGCGCCGTCCTCCGGGTTATGGATCATCATCAGCGCGCTATCGCTCATGACGATCTCGTCGCCGGCCATCGCGATGACCGACGCCATCGAGGCGGCCAGGCCGTCGATCTGTATGGTGACGGCGCCGTCATGCTGCTGCAGCGCGTTCAGGATCGCGAGGCCGTCGAAAACCAGACCGCCCTGCGAGTTAATGCGCACTGTCAGCGGCTGGCCGGCGACGCTCGAGATCTGCGAGACGACGGTGGCGGCATCGAGCCCCGCGTCCGGATCTCCGATGATGCCGTAGAGCAGAATTTCCATTCATCGCGCTTTCGGAAGGGGCCGTGGGCCGGTCGACTTCGGATCGGGAGCAGGTGCGGGCGACGGCGGCGGGAAATTGCCGACCTGCGTGACCTTGCTGGGATCGCAGTCGAAGGTCAGTCCGAGCCGATCGAACGTCTCCTTGTCGCGCGACCACTCCGCAAAGACCTCGTCGGGGTTTTCGCCTCGCTCGCGTATCCACGCCGACGGCGACATCGCGCCTGCGCGCACGAGGTCGCGATAGGCGGGGCCTTCCGTGGCGATATCGAGCATAGGGCGCGCCGGGGGCGTCCATTTCATGGTGCAGCCATCGACATTTTTGCCGATGAGCTGGGCGCCGCGGAAAAACCATGCCGCGACGCCGTCGCAGAGCTGCGGGATCAGCATCTGCCAGGTCCATGCGTCGAGCTGGCGGTTGTATTGGATGCGCCCGATGCGTCCGGACGAGAAATTGACGCCCTCCAGGTCACCGAAGATGTCGTAGGGCAGGTTCATGCCGGTCGCTAAGGTGCGCACCGAGATTTTGGCGAAGTCGGAATAACCATCGACACCGGGCGGCGAGGCGAATTTGATGTCTGCACCGCTGGGCAGGTCCTGGATCATGCCAGGCTCGATGAAATCGCTCAGGTCGTCGGAGTCGACGGCCTCGGGATCGGCGTCCAGGCCCTCCATGCCGATGCGAAATACGGCATACGATCCCGCGATCTTCTGCCGGAGCATCTGGCCGTCCTGATAGTCGGCGAAATCACGCATGGTCGTGATGACCGGGGCGAACCAGCTCGCACCATGTTGCTGGCCGGGCCGGTCGGTGCGGAACATGTGGATGACGTCTGCAGCCGGTATCGGCGCCGCCATCATACCCTGCGAATTTATCGCGCCCGGATGGTTCGGGAACAGCCAATAGATCTGGCGATTGCCGATCTGGTCGAACTGGATGCCGCCGACATATTGTCCGTTGGCGAGCAGGCCGTTGCGCGTCCGGTCCAGATAGTCCGGCTCAAGGAGCTGGATCTGGAATGGCACGGGATAATTGTCGCGGGCGAAGCGCGCACGATAGCGCGCCAGCACCGCGCCGCTCTCGACGATCGTGCGCGCGGCGAGCAGTTGCAGGCCGTAGATATTGTGGCGGCCGTCGGCGTCGCAGCCCGTCGATTCGAGATGCTGCTTGGCCAGCGCCGTCAGGTCCGCGTCGGGCTCGCCGTTTCTCAGCACCTGAAAGGTGATGCCGGTGCCGACCATGTCGGTCGCGATCGCGGAGACGGCGCGCTCGGCATACGGATTGTTCCGCACCATGTCCCGCGCCGTCGTGGCGAGGACGTGGGCCGCTGTCATCAGCTCGTAGTTGGCGTCCTTATTGGTGCGGCGCCACCCTTGCGTCCGGCGCGTGTGGGCTGCGCCATCATATTGGGCTCGGACATTGCGCAAGGCTGAGAGCTTGAGGCGTGCACGTTCGCGCGCGACCCCCCGCTCCGGCGCGAACGCGCCGATCATCCTGTCGAGGATGCCGACCACTAGAAGCCGTTCCGATACGCCGGCGTCCGCACGGCACGCCGGCCCGGCGTCGCCGCAGCCAGCGACGCGATGATGCGCTGCTCGGCCGTCAGCAACTCGGAAAGCGTCTGAAAGAACACCTCCCGGCCGTCGGCGAAGCGGGTGCGCATGACGCCGGACGCGATGCACTGGCGGATATTGTCGAGGTCGGACTGCTGGTAAGCCATCAGCGCCGTCCTCCGAAATGGCTGCCACGGGGTTTGCCGGTCAGCGGATTGATCTTCGCCGGTCGCTTCCGCGGCGCCTGAGGCGCGGCGGGCGCAGGCGCCTGGACAGCATCTTCCGGTGCCGCCGGCGCCGGCCGAGGCGCCGGCTTGCCGAGGTGACGAGCCCAGCGCTGGGACGGCCATCGGTCGAGGCCCATCGCGTAGGCCGCGGCGCGGGCATAGACGCGGCAGTCGATCGCCTCGTTCCGATCCCTCAGCTTCTGCCATTCCTGCTTCGTGAAGCCGGTGCGCTTGTTTTTCACCGTGACGAGCTGCTCGGCTACGAGCTGCTGTATCCACTCGGCATCCACGCCCTGCGGCAGATGGATATAGCCGGGCGGAAAATCCTGCCCGTCGAGCGGCTGGTCGAGCCGCAGCCAGGCGTAGGTTTCCGACTTGAACAGCGCGACGGCGATCGTCCACAATTGCACGCCGCGCAGGATTTTCCGGCCGGCGACAGTGATGTCCGCCCAGGTCGGCCCCATCACCGGCACGGACGCATTGAAGCTGCCGACGCCCTTGATGGCCATCACCTCGCGCGGGTGCTTGCGCGCCCAACGATAGACGTCGGTCGTGGACATGCCGTCGCCCGTGTCGATCGCGAGCTTCGACATCCGCATCCGGCGTCCGGTGGCCGTCTCCCATTCCTCGGTGAGGAAGGCGTCCATCTCCTTCCAGACCGCTTCGGCCGCCGGGTCACCATGAAAGACGCGATGGTCGATCAGGACGCTGCGCAGACCCTCGCCCCAGCCCCACACGCTCGCCTCGATGCGCGGCGGCTGCCGCTGCACGTCCGCGCCGGTGGTGATCCTCGCCACCCAGTCCGGAACCTCGCCCAAGCGCAGCTCCTGTGACCGACGTTCGTAGAGCCGCTGCCAATCCGGCGTTTCACCCTTTTCAACCCAGGTCTCGCCGAGCGCGGTATTGGTCCAGACCTTGTAGGTCTCGGGCGTCTTGCGCGCCTCGAGGAACGCCTTCACCGTGTCGGCGAGCTTCACCCAGGGCGAGTAGGCTTCCCAGATGTGGAAGCCGGCTATCCCCTTGAACGGCGCGGTCGCGCGCCAGCCGCCGCCGCGTTTCGGCGCCAGGCGCACGGCTTCGCCACGATCGCCGTCATCCCAGATGCAGCCGTTATGCTCGCACACATAATGCGCGGTTTCCGGGCGGTGCGTGCCGGCACTCGTCTTGTCCCAGCGTACCTGCGTCCAGCGCAGGACCTGCGCCTCGCCACAATGCGGGCACGGAACGAAATACCGGCGTTGATCCGATTCGAGAAACTTGGCCTCGATGCGGCAGACGCCGGCGATGCCGGGCGTCGAGCCCGCGAGCTTGCGCCGGTTCCAGAAATTGTTCGTCCGCTTGTAGGCGAGGGTGAGCGGATCACCCTCGGTCCCGGCAGACGCCGGATAACGGCCGACCTCGTCCGCGAGCACGACGCGGATCGGCCGCGACGCCAGCGATGCAGGGCTGTTCGCGCCGGCAATCGTCAACTGGCCGCCGGCGAACTTCTTGTGGAGTACAGTGTTTCCACTGTCCCTCGCCTTGGCGTCAGCGATCTTGCTGGTCAGGCACGGCGTGTCGCGCACCATCGGCGCCAGCCGGTCCTTCGACCAGGCTTCCGCCATATCCAGCGTCGGCTGCACGACCAGGATCGACGCCGGGTCCTGATCGACGAAATAGCCGACGATATTGCCGATGATCTCCGTCCACCCGACCTGGGCGGACTTCATCACGACGACTTCTTCGTTCAGCGGGTCGGCAACCGCGTCCATGATCCCGCGCTGGAACTCCGCGCGGGACGTGTCCCACTTACCGGGTTCGGCGCTTCCTTCCGGGCTGAGTACCCGGTTCTGATCCGCCCACTGGCTGACCGTCAGCCTCGGCGGGGGCGCCAGCACCGGCCACCAGGCCGCCGCGGCCGCCGCGATCTCCGCCGACACCACCATGTGCAGCGCTATGACCGCCTTCAGCGCCCGCTTCTTCAATCCCGACGTTCGTGGCAGCGAGCTCGAGGAGCGCTTCATGCACGAGCTCCGTCAGCTTCTCCTGCACCGCGACGGCCGACTTCATACCGAAGACGATCGGCGCCGATTTGCTCGGCAGCGCGAGGAGCTTCGCGCGAACGCGGGCAAATGCGGCCTGGACTGCCGAGGTGACGCCGGCGCGAGGCAGGTAGAGGCCCTTCATCGCCGCAGTCTTGATCTCGTCCTGCTCCGCTTTCGCGGCCGCGCTACGCGCCTTGGCCAGATCGATCGGCTTGCCCTTGATGCCGCCGGCGGAGGCGGCGCTCAGACTGCCCCAGGCCGCGAAAAACTCCGCCAGCGTCGCGCCGTCCTCGGGCATCTCGCCCTTGGCGCGCAGATCGGAGATCCAGCGGCTCGACTTGCCGAACAAGGCCGCGACTTCATTCAATTTCGGCCGATAACCCGCCAAATCCATGGGTCGTCTAATCGCATTAAGGTCAACCTGTCTTGTACCTGATGTCGTGCTGCGCAATGATGTCGTCGCTACCGGGGCAGGGTCGTCTTCGCGGTCG